ACGGCACCGGCTGTATGGGTACAAATCCAATTCCGTATCGATCTAAACCAAGGTAATTTTGTGGCCAGGCGACCAGCGCTCGATCAAGCTGAAACGTCCTAGTCGAGTCTTGTGTTGAATTGACGTCGTATAAACGGCCGTCGATGCAACCATAATAAAAGGCTCGAACTAGCATGTCGATGTAGCCGCCGCTCACGGGGCCGTAGGAATCCCACGAAGCCGATGTATAGCCGAGAATGTCGTAGTACTGCCTGACACGGAACCTGATTTGCAGCTCCGACTGGCAGCAGCAGCCGTTGGGTTCGCACCGCACTGTCGGCTGCGTTCCGTCTGCGTAGTAACTGTAGAGGCCCGCACCAAAACGGCATGATGTGTCGGTAGCGACGGTGCCATTGCACACTGCTGTTGTGCCGGAACGATGAAAGTAACGACATTCCGAGGCGGAAATCGACTGAACGCCGCCTGGCAATGGAGGAGCTGACGTGATGTCACAGTCGAATCGTGACCCACTTTGTCGCCGAAACCGGATCGTTCCAGCGCCAGGATAAATCGCCCCTAGCAAAAACCTAGGCGGTGTCTGCACTGCAATGATGCTGCGCGGGAGACCGCCGTTAGCCCATCCGACGGCCCGCCAATCTCCCCCGCTAGTGCACGGACTAGGAACGCACGTGTTGGGAATCTTTTGCCAGATGTAGGCAAAGTTCAGCGCGACGTTGTTTGCAAACGGGAAACCGCATTCCCGAGTTTCAATTTCTACTTGTTCGTCGTAGATGATTGAATCGGGAATCGGTACGCTCGGCGAGGTCCCGCAAGCACTTCCCGAAGCATCAGCGCACAACATTTCCCCCGTAACACCGGGAATCGAATCAACGATGCGTGTTTCGGTGCTGCTAAAACGCTGCTTAACATGTGGCGGTCCGCTCGACCCCGGAAAATTGACGGTGTAGGTGAAATCGCCGTACGAGCTCAAGGGCACGACAGGAACACTGCCTGGTGCACAATCGCATGGCTGGCCGGGACCTCCACAGCAGCAAGCTCGGGTAACCATTCAGACCTTCCGACGCTTGCACAGCCAAACCCCGACGCCAACGCCGAGCAGCCCAAGCATCAAGCCAAACCAGACAGAACCCAAAAACGACGAGAAAGAAGCAAGAATCATTTCCGTTTCCTTTGCCGGCTTGGAGTGCGGATCGGCGCGGCCCGCCGGAAAGCCGCGTCGAAGGTTGGATCGGCCCGGCGCAGCTCGGCGACGGCCGCCAACGCTTGGTCCGGGGTCAGGTCAATGAGACTGGCCGTCAGTTCGGCCGCCTTGCGCTCGGTCGGTGTCACGATGCCGAGCCAGCCCTTGATGAACTTGCCAACGCCAGTGTGCCAAATGAGGAACACGACGCCGAGTACGGCCAAGGCGATGCAAACCCATACGAGGGGGGCCACCCACCAGGGCACCTGGTCCTCCACGCCTGTTAACGCCATGTAGATCAGGTCCACGGCGTCGAGGATACGCGCCTGCTCGCCTTGGCCGGCGACGGCCTCGGTCTTGATGACCGGCAGACTCGGCTGCGGCGCCTCGGCCTCAACGGCGATGCGCTCGAACCGTTGCCCGCTCGAGTGCGCCAGCCGCCGCACCTCGGTCGTGTTGTGCGCGATGCGCTCAGACGGGCCCGCGCAGCCAGTCAGAACTGCCGCCGCTAGTAGGGCAGCCCTCACATCCGCCCCCTATCGGCAGCCGCCAGCCAGGCCAACCGCTCGCCATCGGTGCTGTTGGCGATGAGATCGGGATCGAGCAGCATCGAATCGATGTGAGATACGGCTCGCTCGATTCGCCCAGCCCGATCTTCAGCATCTGCGGGCAGATCCATCACCTCGGCATTTTGATCCATACCGAGACGCAGCATTGAAATGTAGCGTTCGTGTTCCATCAGAACGTCGCGTGGGCCACGCGCCTCCAGGTATTAGCAGCGATGCAAACGTACAGGTAGTCCGCATCCCAACAGATGTCGCCCGCCGTTCCGGCTGCTCCGCTCGTCGCTGGCGTTTTGGCGTTTGCGATTCGCAGCCGATCGCCGCTGATGATGCCAACGCTCGTCGCTGTGCCGTGCAGCTTCGTTTGGGTGGTCGATGACGTTCCCAGCACTGTCGTGTTGGCGCCGTCACCAATTGCATCGGCACCGATCACGATGGAGTTGCTGTCGCTGTTGTTGTTGCCACGGCAGCGAGCGCCTAGGTAGGTGCTGGACGACGCGCCTGTGAGGGCCGTGCTGCCGTTGCTGTGATATCGACCCGCTTCGTATCCGATGCAAGTGTTGTAGGAAACGCCTGCAAGATTGGTGCCCGCGAATCCTCCGATGCCGACGTTCAGGCCACCAGTAGCACTAAACAGGGCTTCGGTGCCGATTCCTACGTTGTGATTGTTCGTGCTAGTCGAATACACAGCACGAGAACCGATTGCCATATTGGAGGAACCGCTAGTCAGCGACGCCAGAGCATCTTTCCCGATGCCCACATTCAACTGGCCGCTAGTTAGGAAGTACCCCACCTGGTAACCGAGCAGGCAGTTGCCATTGCTGCTGCCGTTCAGGACGCGCCCGGCATCACGCCCTAGGACCGTATTGTGAACCACCCCCGTGTTGCCGCGTCCGCACCGGATGTCGTTCACCCAAATGTCTTTGGCGATGCCAGCGCCGCCAGCCAGGACCATAGCCCCCGTCGTGCTCGATGTGCTAGCGGTCGTGTCCGTGCCCGTAATGGTCGTGAATCGACCGCTGGCCGCTGTTGCGAACCCAACGGTGGCCCCGTTGATTGTGCCGCCAGTAATGGCCGCGTTCGCATTGTGCGACCAGGTGTAAATCGACGTCCCAGCCGAGTCCTCGGCGAACAATTTGCCGTCGGTGGTGTTGATGGCTAGTTCTCCAGCAACCAGTTCCCCGTTAGTAGGGGCCAGATTCGCCGTGCTAGATCGTTTCAGCTGGATGACATCAGGCATCAGGATGCTCCATACGTTCCGCCGTCGATGTATTCAAGCAATGGAACCGAACACTCCCCGTCATAGGCGTTCAGTCTTTCAAAGAGCGTGATGTTCAGGCCCGCAGAATTGGTAACACTGATGGCCCACACGATTGCGCCGTCCGGCACTGGCAGTAACGCAAAGCCGGCCGAGTTCGCCCTGGTGGCGTTGACACCACCGCCTGCGACGCCGGCGGTGTTACCAAACTCTGCCATGTTCCACCCTGTGACCGACAGCAACTCGGTAGTCGTGACGTCAACGATTGCCGTGCCGGATGCATCCGGCTGAACTAGTTTCAGGGTGTAGGTGTAACGATTGGGTGCCAACAGCGTCGAGCTGACTACCTGCATTAGGACCTGTCCAACACCTGAGAACTTAGCCTGCTTCAGCAGTTCAATTGCTTGTTGGTTGTCGTACACGTACTCGCTAGCCGCCGTAATCCGATTGAGAATCGGTGCCGGCAACCCGCTAGTTCCAAACGTGAATGATGGTGAAAACTGGCTCATTTACCAAGTCGGATAGTCAGTATCGAGCGATGACTTAACGACCGTCGGGAACAGAACGCCAGCCGTGTTGAAGTTGATTTTTGCCTTTTGATATGGCTGCCGCCAAGCCACCTTCGTTGTTCCTCGAGCTCCACCAGCAATTCCGCCCCAGGCGTACGCGGAGTCGAGCCATAGGCCACCATCGTTAGGGCGTCTATATGGAACCTGTTCCAGGAATCCAATTTGGTCGTACGTGAAGTTCCAAGAAACTTGGATCACCTGTTGGCTTAACTGTCGCTCCTCAAACCCAGTAAACAGGACCGATCCAATAGGCCAACCCAGCCATACCGCCGAGTTGCGGCTGAAACACAGACCAGCCAGGGTCACAGGATCCGGCATGTCTGCCATGTAGACGTTGGCGGAATCAAGCCGTGGGTTGTACGAGGTTTCGACCAAGATGTTTGCTTGCGGAACCCGATACTTCCACGGGTCACCCATCACATTCACTGCAGTCCCAGCGATCAGTGATGTTGGAACGATTGGTGCGTCGAAATTGGCAGGGCCGCTCGCCGCATCCACGTAGTAATCCACGACGCGGCTAGCGGACTGGATTTGATACTTCACCGGCTTGTATGGCATATCGCCGAGCAACGGCGTGCGGGCTCTAACGATGACCTCATAGCAGTTAGCCCTGGTCGCAGTCGGCCGAACATCAATGCTGTCAACGATCAGCTGTTTTGCCGTGTTGCCGGCCCCATACAGGCGACTACCTATCTTCGGAATGAGATCAAACGGCGCAGTCGGATCCTTGACAAGTTCATAAATGTCGATGAGCTCCTCAGTCGGGGTATAGGCTGGATTATCCTCAAACACCAAATACATCTGCGTTTCGGTGGTGTCGGATGGCTCAGCCTCGACAGTCAGACTGTTTTGCTTGTGTTGTCGGATGACCTGCCAAGCCATTAGCGAGCCCCCTGCGTGTTGTTGATCAATCGGTCTAGCCGCTCAATCATTGCGTTGAGCTGTCCGATGTTCCCCTGCCCGGTCAAAATTGCCAGACTGCGTTCCTGGTCGAGGTTGTAGCGCTGGTTTTGGTACGACTTTGGATCCATCCCGGTGGCGACGTCGTAGGTCTGTTGGATGTTGCTAGCAACCAATGAACCGAGCTGGTCGATGTTCTTAAAGAAACTGGTGATGCCTGTTTCGAAATCGGTCTTGGACATTGCCCCTGTGATTTTTGCCTCTTTGATGTCTTGCTCTCTAGCAATCCGCTCGGCAATCTTTGGCCCGTACGATTCCGCCAGTTTTTGACCTAACCTGATGTCATCTTGTGCGGCTTCTTGCTCAGCCCCTTGGATTTCGGGTGAAAACGGAGTAGCCAAGTCGCGGCCCTGGCGCCGCAGTTCCTCTCGCTGCTCGATCATCTGCTGCGCAAAACCAACCAACGGCATGGCCATGCTCGCAGCCATGAGTGCTCCCATGCGATTGACGCCGCCGCGCAGGGCCTCAAGTTGGGCGTTGGCCTGCTGGCCGAGCCGGCGCATGCCGGTCACGTCCGTTTCGACGCCTACTCTGAGGATTGCCTTTGCCATGTTCCGTACTTTCCTAGAACGTGCTGCCAATCATTGTTCTTGGGCTTTCTCCAAGGCTCAACGATTTTGGTTGGATGACCAGTCAGACCATATGCAAGGACCGTCAACAGCTGCTGGATTCGATCTGTCGCGGTCCATTCCAAGGGTTTTTCATGACACCTCGCACCAGCGCAGCAGCGACGTGTACATCCACTCCAACCGCAGGAACACCGTCGACCTTGCAACAGTGCTCGAGCACAAACATTTCCTGCTCCGCGTCTGGCATCGATTCGATGCTGCGAAACTCACGAATGGTCAACGGCCTGACCTGCAGTTCGTGCGGGTAGGAAGCGACAGATGGATCTTCAAGCTTGCGCCACATTAGGCAGCCTGCGTGATAGTGATTTGTCCGGTGTATTGCCACGACACCTCAGCCGACATCACCTGATCGTTGCTGTAGGTGACGTTGAAGCCAGTGATGATGGCATCACCCGAAAAATCCTGACCGCCGGTCGCTCCGCCGGCTGCGTTGATCACCACAGTGACTGCTGCCCCATTGGGTGCAGCTCCGCCAAACTTTTGCGCTAGCGACGTGCCGGGCGCAATATCGCAATGGATGGTCGCGCTGCCAGTGATCGTTGGCCGCGACGCAATCGCCGAGGTAACTGCGGCATTTAGCGTCGTAGTTTCAATCGCCGTAACAGCCGGAGTAATGCGGATGTCGGTGGCGGCAGCCAATGTTCCGCCAAATGAAATGGTCGTACCGTTTGAAAGAATTGCCATGTCTAGCCTCCTCGTGCCCAAATTAGGAAAGTCAACACACACGACCTAGGGCCATCGTCGGTGCCCTCTTGGTCGTCCAATCGCTCTACGTCTTCGTTTTGCAGTGTTCCTGCTTCGAACTCTGTTAGTCCGACCGTGAAACCACCGTTTGTCTCAAACACTCCGCGGACAGCCTTAGACAGCGTCCTGGCGCCTGACATGTTCGCAGCGATGCACTCCAGGCGGACCGTAAATTGTTCTAGTGTCGTCGAGCCGGCCAAGGTCCTAACCGGCTCTCTTGAATCGACGCTGTAAACAATCGCTGGGAGTGCTGTCCCCTCACGGCGCCACTCCGGCGAAATACGGTTGGAAACGATGCCACCGACCGTCGGATTGTCGCGCAGGGTGGCGTGGATAAGCACCTCAATGCTCATGACGTAACCCTCAGTCCGCGCTTGCGGCACAGTTCGGCAAAGTCGTTCTCGATTGTCTTGCGCAAATCGTCCAGGATCGCATCTCGAGGCAATTGCCTAGCCGTTTGCTCCCTCACTTGCCAATTGACATGGCCACCGTTGACAACTGGTGCCAGCCGGCTGCGGGGGTTACGACGAGTCCTCAAACCCGCATAGGCAGTTGTCCGAGTTCCTTTGACGTCGCCGTCGGCCTGGATGACCTTGGCGGCTGCCTTGCGCACGCTTGGAAGGCCCAGCGATGCACTAGAAACCCGAGCTGATTGACCAATCCAGTTGCTGCGAAACTGTGAAACCGTACGTCGCATGCTGCGACGCAGCAGCGTCTTCATGATGTTTCGGCTGGTCTTGTCGGGCATTTCATAGAAAGCCCTTTCCAGGCGGAGCAGTTGATCCTGCAGGGCGGTGTTAGTTGTTTGACCGCGCAGGATGTCCACGGCCTCGGCAGCGTTGCGCTGATTGCGAATGAACCGCAAGTAATTGTCAAAGTGACCTTTGGACTTGAAGTTCATGCTGTCACCTCGAGCGCTTCGATATGCAATTCATGCCGGCGCAAATCGGGGTCGACGACGCCAGTGATTTCCAGGGTTCGGTCTGCTTTCCCCGTCTCTTGCAACAGGATGCGACTCTTAATGGTTACCGATTCAACCCACGGCAGGACCAGCCGATACGAGGTCTGACCTCGCGTGACGTCGACTGACTCAATCGTGCGGCCATCTGCGGTTTCGACATGGCCCAACACTGTTACGGTCGTAGACCATGTCTTAGAGGCTTGGCCGTACTGGTCCAAGGTGATGCCGTAGTTTTGCACGGCCATCTGGTGCCGAAACATGCCACGCGGCGTCATGACACCGCACGCTCCTTGAGCATGGCCGTCAGCATTTGCTGGGCCTTGCCCTCGATAGCCCCCGTGCTGTCTCCGCGGTCCGCGTACAGGCGGGCGCACAGCTGCAGAACGAGCATGTTGATGTAGTGGTCGCCGACCAGCGTGGTCCAGTTGATGACCACCGGCCGGTTGTATTCCTCGTCGACCAGGACGGCCAAGCGCTCGCCGTCCCAGTGCTTTTCAGGCGTGACGGTCTGCACGACGTCGTCGTCGTCGGTGTAGACCATCTGCAGCGCGCCAGCCGTGTTCACCGGCTGAATGGGCAGCACCACCCACACGTCGCCCTCCTCGCAC